CGCCAAACTCGCCATCATCTTCGGTCACGGTTTCCAGCAGGCGGAGCTGAATCAACTTTTCGGCACCGCTGATGATCGTGGTTTTCCACCCGAGGACTGTGCCCGGTGCGTAACGGGTGAAGTACGGACGCGCCGCAGCGGCCTTTTCATCTGCCTGCGTCTTGATGCCGGAAACCTTCGGGTAATCGACCAACACGCCAGAGATTCCATACGCCACTACATCCCGCGACAACTGACCGGCGAAGACATGCAGGTTATGGCCCTTTAGGTCGCAATCGTTCAGCCATTCGACCATGCGGTCAGGCACGTTATCGGCAAGCGTCAGCGGCCGGCTGAACGGCTTCGCGGCCATGACTTCCACGGTGCGGGCGAATGCCGGATAGAGCGTTGCCGTGGCGAGGCGTGCCGTGTAGCTTTCCGCGTCCTCATTGGGCCACTTCGGCAGGTATTGCTCACCAGCATCGCGCATGGCTGCGGTGCCACCTTGTAGCGCGGCAATGATCGGCCAATGGCGAGACTGTGCCATGACGGCGGCGGATGGATTGCGTACTGATTTCGTCATGGGCGGTCCTGAAATGAAAAAACCGCCCAGAGGCGGTTAGAGTATTTGTTGCGTTGCGTCATATGCGTTAGATCAAAGTAGCTTGACCATCCCATTTATCAGACTTCTTTAAGTTCTTAGAAGCCCATAGCGGCTGCAAATTATGCAAACTATTCGCTAATTTTCTTTGCTCTTCATCTAGCAAATCAAACGAAGATAACGGCCTTATATGGTCAATGTGCCATTTGCCGTAGTTTTCCCAAGACATTCCAGCCTTAAACATCGGCTCTATATGAGCAACGAATTCTTGCGCTGTATAACCAACAATGTCTTTTGTTCTTTCGTTCTCTTTGCGCTTTTTATTTATGCGATCCATGACGCGCGAAACAAACTTACGCATCGTGCATTGCATGGCAAACACAGGATCATTTTCGCGCTTATCTCTGATCCAGTTTGACGCATATGACATGCGCCATTCTCTATTCGCTAAAGCATAAGTGCGAACCTGATCTATTATTTTCTTCTTGTTTTTTTCGTAATACGCTTTATTGCGGATGCGCATTTCTTCAAGAATTCGTTCTCTATTTTCTTTGTGAAACTTTGCAGACTTCTCACGGCTCTTCTGTTTATTCGCTTCAGTTTTGCTTTTGTCTCTTCGTTTTGCTTTGTATTCTTCGCTCTTGCCAAAGGCTGACGAACAAGAAACACACATACCGCTTACAACATATCGCTCTGATATGTGCCCTCGGCAGCATGGATTCCCGGTGAAATATCTGCGGATATTGGTAGCAATAGCATCTTGCCGACTAATTATCGTATTCATTTTCTATCCTTGACTAGAGGAAGACCGTTTTATGGCTTGGAAAGATGGCGGTCAAACCATCCTTGTCAGGGTATCCCCCTATCCAAGCAGCTTAATTTTATATCAGATGCGCAAACTTGAAACGATTACATTTCTCTTAACAATTGGGAATTTATAACAAATAAAGTATCCAGCACTATCAACTACGTGATCTAGACCGCTTGATTTGTCTGGCTCTCCTGCCTTGTTATACGCTTGCTTTTCAAGTGCTTCTACTAAATGCGGGCACTTGTCATGATTAACTCTAAACCTTCTGTTGCCTTCAGAATGAATCATCTTGTTCATTGAAAGCACCCTATCTTTTACGGCAGGGTTTGATGCGTTAGAGCAGACTTGAAAACCTGACTGCTTCAATATTGCAATGTCTGACTGGCTCGCGTCATTGCTACGTCTTCCACTACCACTAGCATCTGGATAGGCCATGATGCTATGGCCTTTTGACTTAAATCTATCAACGATAATTCTGCACATCTCCGGGGTGTCAAATGCGTCAATTACTTCATCAACAGCATGAGGATCACCATCCCTCAAAACAAACACAACGGCGGCCATATGCGCCACATTGAAATCAAGCGAAATGTGCAGCGTTTCGCCTGGCCTGATTGTTTCCGCCGAAGCGTTCAATGCGCGGTCAAACTCGGGATAGACTGAACCAGCCGTGAGATTCACAAACTCGCCATCAAGGTAGGCAGAAAGCAATGCAGACGGGTAACTGTTGCGCAGGTTGTCGATATAGCCATCCGGCAAATGCGCGGCGTTATCCATCGTCTTCGCCCGGTATAGAACATAGCCGGGCGCTTTGTTCTTCACCCATCGCTCATAGACGAAGCGGAAACCTTCCGGCGTTGTTGCGACTGCGACTGTGTTAGCTACCGGCCTGCCTGATACTGTGGTCGCCTTCTGACGGTTGCGGGCAATGACCTTGTTCCATACATTCCGCGCCTTCTCAATCGGCAGCGTGTCAAGTTCATCAAGGATTGAATGCGCCACTTCAAAGCCGACGATGCGGTCAGGATTATCCATTGTGCGAAATATGATGTCGCCAATGTCCGTACTGAATCGTGCCGCCTGTCTATTCAGTTTGTAGCGAAACCCGAGGCGGTCAAACATCGCCGGGAAACGCTTGTATGCAATATCCTCAACCAGTCCGTATGTCGGCAGGTAATACGCTACATCCTGATTAGGACACATCCGCTTTAGGCGCATGATCCTGGCGATTGCTGCCGCTGTCTTCCCGCTTCCGAATCCTCCGACGAACGCTGGATAGGCGTCAGTCGAATAGACAAAATCCTGTTGCGTGGGCGTGAATGGCATTAGCCGAGGAATTCATCGTCTGCAATCGGTTCCAGCTTACGCACTGTGACCAGTTGTTCAGACTTCTCGATATGAACACCCGCCGCTTTACCCCTTGCTACTTCTGCGCTGATAGCTGCGCTCATCTGGTTCGCCTTGACCGCCATATTGCGTAGTCGCTGCAAGTCTTCCAGGTGGCTTTCTAGCGTGATCTGAGCCTTCTTTGCGACAGGTTCGCGTAATTCTTCAACCCTTGCACTAACGTTGCTATTAGCCATTAGCCTTGATGCTGCTTGATGGACTGTCTCATCCTTCATGTTCTCAGCATTGAATGCTGCGCGATATGCTTCTGCCTGAGACTTGCCTGATGCAACCTCTTGGCAGAAGCGTTCACGCTTTGGGGTCAGGCTCATTGTGTTTGGAGCGTGTGGGTCGGTATTGCTCCGCCCAGATCAGAGGGGTTCTCTGATTCCTGCTTTTTCACACGCTTTGGGTAAGGTTTAGCCAGTGGCATGATTTGCTTTCTCATGTCGTCATCTAGTGGCATAAGGTAACGATACTTTGACGACCCTTTGACAATCTGAACGTCAGGATGCTTTTCCATTCCTTTGTGTGAATTGCGGAACGAGCGTCCCTGCCATCTTTTTCCTTTGTATATGTACTCGTCGCTAGACTGAGACGTTCCGTTAAAAATCCAGTTACCAGCCTGATATATCCCGCCATGATGCCCATGCGAAGGATCGGCAAACGAGACAACCAAACGAAGGTTTGGAAACTGAGTTTTTAGATAGCGCATGGAAATTGCAACGATCCTCGATACAGGTTGCTGATGTTTTGTTAGCGCAACCCTTACTAGTTCGCAACCCTGCTCCATTCTTAAGCCGTATCGCTTAACTAAATCTGACGTAGCGCCGACCCCAAAAATTACAACCCCAATAAACTTATCGTTCTCCCAAACTCCAATTTTCGCAAGTTTGCTTTTAGGTATGCACTTTGAGTAATGCCACTTCTCGCAAGCAAACTTTGCCGCCTCATATGTTGCCCAATCAATTTTAAGGGCAGGCTTATTCGACATTTGCCAGCTTTTTGCCGTAATGGTTTTTCATGCAGACAAGTGCTTCGTCTAAATCTTCGCCATTGTTGAAAATCACGTTTGCAACAATGCCATCAATAAGAGTTACGCGATAAAGCCTAGATTTCGTGCCAAGCGATTTGCTGTCAAATCTGGCCTGAATATTTACGTTCTTTGATGCTTCAAGTTGGCTGATTGTCATTTCACAAACTCATGGCCGCAACTCGGGCAAGTAATCGGAGACTTCTCGTCTAACCTTCCTTGGTCATCTTCCGTTCCCGGCATGAAATCAGCACCAAGGCCCATCGCAAGATTCAACTCGTTTGCATCAAAGCCCAATAATTCCATACTGAACTCTTGTTCGCTCAAGTAACCAAGTTCTAAACTCAACAGTTCCTCGTCCCATCCCGCGTTTAGCGCCAGCTTGTTGTCAGCAATGACGTAAGCCTGGCGCTGCGTCTTGGTCAATCCTTCAAGCGCAATCGTCGGCACTTCGGACATGCTCAACTTGCGGGCAGCGAGTACGCGACCATGCCCGGCGATGATGCCGCCGTCTTCGTCTATCAGCACCGGATTGGTAAATCCGAACTCTTTGATTGACGCGGCGATCTGTGCAACCTGCGCTTCGCTATGCGTCCGACTGTTGCGGGCATACGGGATTAGGTCGCCAATCGGCTTATAGATAACGGTAAGCATGGTTCCTCGTGATAGATGCGACCATACCGTCTAACGCTTTCGCGCTGGTCGCTGCGGCTCTAGGAGGGATGAAACGTGAATCTGTGCCGGTTACGTTTTCCGGCATGATGTGCCAATCATCGTTGTAAGTCGCACGTTATGCACGTCGTATCCGCTGGCAATGCGGCATTGTTACGATGGCGCGATTTATTCCGCGAGCCGCCATAGTTTCCCGCGCCCTATCGCATTCACACGCGAATCATCGGAGTATTCCCTAGTGCATACCTCTAGGGTAGAACGCAAAAAAGCCCGGCGGCTTGTGACCATCGGGCTTTTTGTGGGCGAACGAATCCGCCGCACGA